GGAATATACAAACTGCCACCTGGTGTTTCCATATCCTCATAGAAAGCATCTAGGTCATCTTTATTTTTTAAAGTGACAATGTATTCTTTTAAATCGCTCATTGTTATGCCTCTAGTTGTACTAAGGTCAACGTTACTTGAATAGTGGCTACTCCGCTACCTTTGTTTTTTACAGAAGCGTAGATAGTAGTAGCCGCAGGAGTGTCTCCGTTGAATCCTAGGGTAGCAGGAGTAAACGATACAGTTTGATTAAGAGAGGTTGTAATTACTTCTGCAATAACACCTGTACCCGGTAACGGATCTGTAGTTTCTAATCTTGATGCATCGGCTGTTCTTGCGGCAGCAGTGGTGTACAGTCTTACCCATGCAGGAATCTCAACAGTCATACCTAGTAACGCATAAGTTTTAAATCCAGTTATAGATATATTTCCAGTTGCATCGATTGCCAATGCTCCTGTGGTTGCAGATGCAGTAGTCCTTGAACCTAAGCCAGTGCCACCACCGCCCGACACAGTGGTAAATGAAAAACTGCCAGCGCCGTTGGTAGTCAATACTTGTCCAGCAGATCCGTCTGTAATTCCAAGGTCGGTTAATTGTGTTGGAATAATATTAGTAATATCAGTAAGATCGCCAATGTCTTCGGCTATGTTTGGCAAGTTCGTTAAGTCAACAAAACTACCACTGAACAATGCTGGTTTGTTTGTTAAGTCAGCATAACTACCACTGAACAATGTTGGCTTGTTTGTTAAGTCAGCATAACTACCACTGAACAATGTTGGCTTATTAATTAAATTATTATAATCGCTTGTTAATACACTTGTGCCGGTACTGTTAATAATGTCGCCGCTTGCTGGCAATCTTAGTCGACCGTCAGTTTCAAAAATCCATTGCTTTTGCGACGGACCTACATTAGTAACAACTGCTACAATTCTATCAGAGGTCAATGTAACTGATTCTAAATCAGTTACGGAGTATATAGAAATACCAGTGTCTTTGGCCCAGTTAGAGTAAATGTTTAATTCGTCTGTGGCTCCTTCGACTTCGGGCGTTATTGCTCTGCCTACAGTGATAGAATTTAAACTGGTACTGCCACGGAACGACACATCATCTAATGTGTCAGAGCCGCTGACTGCACTCACTGAAACTAGTGTGAATTTTTCATTTGGTGCATCCCAAGAAATAACCTGTCCGCCTTGAGGATTTCCTAATTCAAACGGCAAACCATCGATGGTTGGGTTTCCGGTTCTAACTCCCTGAGCATCAACAGGTCCTATCAACCCACCTGCTACTACACCTCTCAAATTTCCAGAAACGACTGTGGCATTGATAGTGCCAGTGATATTAATATCACCCGTTCCAACAATGTCATTGCCGCCTAGGCTTAAATTACCGCCCAGAGTTGGGGAAGCGTCATCTTGTACTGATAGTATACCTACGCCATCGCCCTCTAGGCCCACAGTGTAGATCTCTTTTAACATTACATCAAGTTTTCTCAGCGATTCGCCAGTGCCTTCGCGTTGCACAGATTTAGCAATCATAAAACCTGTACCGTCGGTTAATTCTAGAACGGCTCCGTCTACACTGGCTGAAATTGTAAAGTTGTCAGCATCGACGATCTGTTTAACGTAAAAAATAGCGTTAGTAGGAACACCGCCAAATGCAGTATTGTTACCCTCGGATTGAAATAATAATGCTTGACCAAGTCTTAAATTTGTAGTGTCACCTTGGAGATAATTAGTGTCTGCACTAGTACTGACTACGGCTGTGCCTAATCCTAGAAAAAGCGGTTGATAACTCATGTGGGAATCCTCATATTCTAGTATTTATCGAACATTTAGTCAAAAAAATACCCGCCGAAGCGGGTAAATTATATGGAATCATCGTCGTCCCAGGGCACCGGAATCCATCCCAATCTTAGCAAATCTTCTTGGATTTCATCAGTTATTTGACCTTCTGGAACATATCCTTTAGTGCCCCATATATCACCATTGCCCAGACCTTCACCTATGCCAGAGCAGTACCAATCAATGTAATCGCCTTGTTCACGCATGTCTGCTACAATGCCGCCACTACTGCGCCACGACGCACTCCATAGATCCTTGTCCGGATCTTGCCGCAGATACGGAAACATTTCTTTACGTACAAATCGCATGTTGCACATGGCCGCATAAAGATTCTGTGCATATGATTCGCTGGCTCGTACCTTGTCTAGAATCCAATCTGTGCTACGCAAATCGTATTCCATGTTGTTATTTTGCCACTTTGGATCGTGGATACGGTTAGCCTCATCAATCTTGATCTGCTCCCACATGTCAAGATAGTCTTGATTAGGCTCTTCGCCCGCTTCTTCAGCCCGGCGGATTGCACCTTCTTTTTGGAAAGTATGTCGTTGGGGACTTTTGGAAATCATTTACGGCCAGTGTACTCTAGTTTACGGAACACGTTTCGAACACCAATGGCTTGCCGTTGTGCGTCTGCCAAGGCATTGTGTTTGAGTTCTTGTGGCATGTCTGGATCTGCCAAATCAAACAGTGTGCGGGTGTCACGCATTTCCCAGAAATTCCAAGGATATGCACGACCTAATTTATCATAGATGTTTTGTAGGATCATCAAGTCAAAGGTAGCACCGTGACTCCAAAATTGCTGACATCCCCATGCCAGTGCATGAAACTGATTGATTGCTTCGTGAATTGGAATACGATTGAGAGGATTAAATGCTTCCTCCATGACGTCAGTATTTTGCTGATTCCACCATTTAAGTGTGTCGTCACTGACAGTACAGCCTAGTTTATCTTGGCTGTCGATGTCTACACGTAGATAAAGTTCCTTCATGGGAGTATTACCAAACGGATCAAATCTTACTGCTCCCAGTGTAAGGATTGTTGCTGTTGTTTTGGTATCCAGTGTTTCCAAGTCAACCATTAAGTGTTGGGCCATTTATGCTCTTTCTATGTGATAGTTAACATATTATACACGATCTAATGATCGAAGTCAACCTTATAATTCATCCAATCGTTGTGCTACTAGATTGGCAACGGTTTGTTCCAACTGCTGAATATGATCAGCCGACTCTTCTAGCAAATCTGCTATTCGGTCGTTGGCACCTTCTTGAACACTTTTGCGATCTTTGATCTGCCTACGTATTTCTGCTCGCTTGCGTAAACGAAATACTAGGCTTTGTTCTGCTACTGGTAAATGACTTTCATCTTTCATATCTTCTCCACAATGTGGTATCCTGAGTTAGGATATGTTTTTATCAACCATTCCAACATGCCCGGGTCGTTGGGCAGTCGGATTGATTGAAACTTGTTTGTGATATACGTCATGCTAGTTGCTCACGAACCCAAGCAAGACGTGCTTGCTCGTCCAAGGCAGTATACTCAACAATGTTAGCACGGATAGCATCTACCAGTGGATAGTATTCTTCATCCAGTTGATGTTTGATGTCCTTGTTCAAGTCTACTAACTTGTCTGTACGTGGATTGCGAGCAACCCACTTTGAAGTCAAGTAGTATGGGCTCTTGATCTTGGCACTCACACCATCTTCAGTATAGAATACAAATCCTTCGTGTTTGACAGCCTTAACTTCTTCTAACAGTTGTCCCATAGAAGTGTAAGACGATTCCACAATGTTAGTGCGGAACATGTTTTGCATCAGCATCAATATTGCCGCATTAGATTCAATCGGGCTGTTCCATTCGTTCTTTCGGAATCCCAACAGATACATACCTAACTTTTCCGGAACTATATGTGGGTCGTCCTTGTGAACGCACTCAAACATAAAAGTATGACCTTCATATTCTTTGCACACTGTACGATAACGGTCTATCTTGTCTCCAATCATTTCACGTGCCATGGCAACATAAGGACTGTCAGTGCTGCCAGTTGTACTGATCAACACATCGTCCTTGTACCAAGTACACGCAACCATGAAGCCGTTGACTTTGCGGAAAGCAGTTACACGAGTATCTGGAGTCAGCACAGGTGCTGACTTTTCAATACCGTAGTTGTAGATCTTTGTGAATGGATAAGCAACCAAGTTGAAATCCTTGTCCACAATGCTCCCACGACATTCTGCAATGTAATCGTTCCACAAGTTATCGTAGAACACTTTCTTCTTGTACTTGAGTACGTAGATACCGTCGCCACATTCTTTCATGTTAACTAGGTTAGACGATTCTACGTACTTCTTCAATTCATCTTTAAACATCTAAACACCTATATACTTTCTAGCCTCCGCCATTAAAGTCGGATCGCCTTTGGTCATAACTTCTAACAATAATCGCTTTTCTTCCAAGTAGGTCTTGGCAAACGCCGCATCATGACTCATGATACTACGAGTGTTAGCGATTAAGTCAGCCAACTTAACTGTCTGTGCTTCAGCAGGAGCCATTGCACTGTGCGCTCTGTCTAATGCCTTGCGGTGTGCTCTGTTGCCGTGTTCTGGGCGACTAACATCAGTTAACCATCCAACTAACTCAGCAACTTCTACACCAAACTCGCCGCGGATGACTTCGATGGTAACACCAGTGTCTTCCACAGTGTCATGCAACCAAGCAGCCGCGATCATTGCTTCAGTACCGCCAGCATCGCGCACTATCTTTGCAACTTCTGCGGGGTGGACAATGTATGGCTCGAAAGTGTACTTCCGAGTCTGTCCAACAGCCGCATGTGCCGCTGTAGCGAATACTCTTGCTCTTTCTACCATTGTCATTGTGTTACTCCTTAAACGTGATGACCTTTAACTTCATTATCTTTGACCATGCGGATTGCACGTTCCATTGACACAACAATTTCACCTGTTGAGTCCATGCCTACATCCAATGCACGATACTTCTCCAGACCGCTGACATTTCCGTGCAAGTGTCCATGAAAGTGCAACGAGCCTCTGTGCATCTGGTCCCACTCAGCAATCGGATAATGGAACATGACAATCTTGTGACCATCATATGTAATATCCAAGTACTCATGTATTTCTGCAAATGCACTGCGGAATGTTGTATCCATCAATGTCTTACGGTCATGATTACCTCTAATCAAAATCTTTGTGCCGTTCAAACGGTTTACCATTTTACCAGCATCGCTACCACTCATGAATGCTACATCGCCCAAGATGTAAACTGTGTCTTCGGGCTGTACTTTTTTGTTCCATTCCACAGCCATTGCGTTATTCATGTAGGCAACATCGTCATTAAAACGTGCTCGCGTCTGTGGACAGAACTTCATTATGTTCTTGTGTCCAAAGTGCAAATCACTTGTTATCCATGTTGTCATTCTTCTATTGCTTTCCTAAAAATAATTTCTTGCCTGGCAAACGCATCTTGTTCCCACGGCATGTCCAAATACTTAGTTCGCTTGCTGTACTTTTTTCCACATGAACCATTTCATGTGCTAGTGTTAGTCCTAGTTCTTTGAGTTTCAATCTCGGACTGATCACAACAACGTAACTATCCAAAATATCCACAGGAACTGTCATTCCCATTCCCTTGCACTCATTGGCAATTCGAATAACCACCGCCTTGCGGCTTGCAGTCAATCCCAATTGGCTAACAATGCTAGGCAGTATTGCTTCAACAAATTTACGCTTTTTAACACTGCGAGTTTCGACTAGGAATTCCATAGGGTGCTTTCTGTTTCTATGTATGTATTATACAGTCAAAACGAAGCCCTGTCAATTAAGATCAACAGGGCTAAAGGTGTTGTGATTTTACAACAGTTAGTTAGCGGCGTACCAAATTTCTTTAAAACCTTCTTCCTCAGTGGGCTCTTCCCAATTATCAATCATACTTTGTACAACTTTCCAAGGAACATTTTTACCAGGACGACCGGCTAATCGTTCTTTCAGCACATCTAACTCCGGAGTACGAAATACAACGGCAATATGCTCATACTTGGGCAAGGTATTAAACTTGCGGATACGGCTAACTGCTGTGGTACTAGTTTGATCCCAAATTACATCTAATCCATTTGCTTGGCAAATCAATGCCTGGTTGGCCATTAATCTAACAGCGATAGGCATGTAGTCTGAAAACACTTCGGAATAAGTTTTACCATGTTCCCTAGCGTATTCTTCTACAAACGCATCAGTAGAAACGATAGGCAAATCTACTGCCCAATCTTGATTAGAAATCCAGGTACTTTTGCCACTACCTGGTACTCCTACTAATTGATAACACTTTGGCATTATATATCTCCGTCTTGACGCATGTACTCATCTCCTGCTAACGGTACATGCTTTTCCTGCTCATCGTAAGTCCGGCCTAGAGCCTTCATCATTCGATGCTTGACTAGCAGGTTAGGACTACGAAATCGCTCAGTATCGTTGAACCCCATCATGACACCAACTTCGCATACTGCACCACTACGGCAGACACCTGCGTAGCAATGCACAACTACATTCATGCGGTTCTCCAAAGCATGTTGTAACAATCGAACAAGTTCGTCGGCCTGTTCTTGACTGCACCGCATGGCTTCGTCTAAGGCAAAGTCTTTTTCTTCAATGTCCAAGAACTCAAAGTTGTGACGCTCTTTGAATTCGTGCTTGGCTTCGGGCCGCCAGCCGGCAGGATCCACAATACTAATCAGCATACTATTTGGGCCAGCATCGTGATGAAATCCTGTTGGGATATCAGCGGCGGCCACATTTTCAATCCAGGGCATTATTCATCCTTTACAAAACTAACACTTTCACTATAATAGCCATTGCTTTCGCCTAGCCAGCGCAAGTCCACATAACCCTTGCGAGTTGCAAACTTGTAGAAAGTCCATGTGTAAGACTCGTATGCTTCAAAGTCTGCTGGACTTTCGCCTTCAACTTCTTCAGCAATTAAAATCTCTGAACCCACTAGGTCTTGCAGATCGCCGACGATGTCCTCGATGCGAACACTTTCGCAACAGTCTTGCTCGTGATACATACGATATGTTTCACCGTCTGTGGTCTTGAAAACAAGTTCGTAGTTATCCCCTTCGACGCTGGACAAAGTCTTGCCCTTCAACACATCAACATTGCAATACATGTCTCTATAATATCCCATAATATCTCCTTACTGTGTTCGACGTTTCATCCATGTGTATGCAGTTCCATCCGGGCACTTGCCATCTTTGATTTCATCTGCTCCAAACTTACCTACTATTTCATACTCGTCACCTTTGATGGTAACAAATACTGCTAGGGTTTTTGCCCAATCCATTGCTGGAGTTAGGTTATTAAAATCTCGTTCACTAGCGACACCGCTAGTATCTTTCCAAATTACTTTTATATTTTCTTTTTTCATACTTGTATTATATACTTGTTTTGCTGTTTTGTCAAGTGGCCTCGCCACCAGGAATCGAACCTGGATCAAAGGTTTAGGAAACCCCTATTCTATCCATTGAACTACAGCGAGAAGTGTTTGGTGTGACCGGGTGGATTCGAACCACCAAGAACGGCGTTATAGCCTAGTCCCTTCCCCAATGCCAAAATGCTTTAGCCGGGAGCGTTGCCAATTTGCTTACGGTCACGTATGTATTATACTACCGATCAGTCTAATTGTCAAGCCTTGCAGGTGGGGTGATATTCATAGTTGACAGTGAATTCATTTTCCCTAAAAACTTCAGCACCATTCTTTAAATGAAAGCGCCTTGCCATTTCTGTTTTTGGACTTAGGGTAACAAATCGATCTACATCTGGAAACTGTTGTTGTATTTGCGCCACAGTTTTACTCAACAGTTCTGCACCTGCTCCGGGTGCATAACTCCAAATTGTGTAGAAGATTGCCGCTTTGGGCGATGTTGATTCTTGCATTAGTTCATCAACTGAACTTGGTACAAAGTCTTGCAAACTAACACAGACCATGGCCCGTGGTTGATTTGTTTCTTCGTCAGTTATACTGCTAACAAATCTTGTACCAGACACACGAAACTCTGTAGGAATTTCTGGACGTACTGGATCGTCTTTGATAAACTCAAGTAATGGGCTTGTGAGGTCTCGGATGAATGTTAGCATACGACTATTTATATCTATGCAGTTAATTAATTGCTGGTTACGGATTCCGGCGATACCTTATCTTGTACCCGATTTTTCTACTAAATTATCTCTAAAGATTGCCCAGGCTCTTTCCCACGTCCAACGTTGACTACCCGCTAACACTTTTGTACGATCCAGCAATAATGCGGCATCTACTGCTAATTTTAAATCTTCACGCATACATCCAGTAACGCCTTCGTCAACCACATCAAGTGGACCTTGGCATGGATAAGCGGCAACTGGTGTTCCACAGGCCATGGCTTCAATCATTACAAGTCCAAATGTTTCCCAACGGCTTGGAAATACAAACACATCTGCCATGGCAAAATATTTGGCTAATTCTTGACCGCGCTTGGCACCCACAAACTTTACATCAGGATACTGTGCCTTATATTCTTCTAACATAGGACCATCGCCTACCATGAACTTAACACCCTCATAGGGCATTTCAAAAAATGCTTCTAGGTTCTTTTCTTTACTCACACGGCTAACACATACTAGTATTGGACCGTTTGTCACTGTGCCTGTCCGCTGACTTGGATTGAATATGGTTCTATCCACACCACGAGTCCACGGAATAACATCTCCATCAAATCCATGTGCCTGTAACTCCTTAACCATTGTATC